TGGTTATAGGTAACCCCCCCCCCGGCCCCCCCTTGCCAACCGATGCTCTCTCAGAGGAAAATTTGAAAAAACGGGAGTTACCACAATGGCTGGGAAGGCTTTACGCAAACGCATTTTGGCTGAGGTCGCCAAGAACGGCGGCGCTGAGTATATATTTGATCGGCTATCATCTGGCACCACGGTGACGGCGATGGCTAAGGAGTTTGAGTGCAGCCGGGAGTATTTGCGCAACAGTTTGCATACTGTGCCGGAGTACAAGGCGGCGATGGAGAACGCGAAGCTGACGGCTGCTGATGCGTTGGTTGAGCAGGGTTTGGAGATGGTTGACGCGCTTGGCGGCGGCAGCTCAACGCAAGAGATTGCTGCGACGCGTGAGAAGGTGCAGTGGCGCAAGTTTATGGCTGGCTCGTATAATCAGGAGCGCTACGGTAACCGGCCTCAGACCAATGTTACGATTAGTGTGAGTGATATGCACCTGGACGCGCTGAGGAAGGTCAATGCTGACTTGGCGCAGATTGATGCTGAGGACCGCCAGCGTGAGGCGTCGGCCATTGAGGCGGACTATGAGGATGTGACGGATGAGTGAAGCCAACCCGCTAGAAGAGTTTGTGCTGCGTTATCGTGATGACCCGGCTTTATTTGTGACTGAAGTGTTGGGTGCCACGCCGCATGATTATCAGGCTGAGTTTCTGCGCGCTGTTGCTGACGGTGAGCGCAAGGTTAGCATCCGCAGTGGCCACGGCACGGGTAAGTCAACGTCGGCCAGTTGGATTATGCTTTGGTTTGTTTTGCTGCGCTTTCCGAATAAGGTTGTTGTGACTGCGCCGACCAGTGGTCAGTTGTTTGATGCGTTGTTTGCGGAGTTGAAGCGTTGGATTAACGAGCTGCCGCCGCAGTTGAAGGTGTTGCTGACGGTTAAGTCTGATCGAGTTGAGTTGAACGCAGCGCCGAGTGAGGCGTTTATTTCTGCTCGGACTAGCCGTGCTGAGACGCCGGAAGCGTTGGCTGGGGTTCACTCGGAGAATGTGTTGTTGGTTGTGGACGAGGCTTCTGGTGTGCCTGAGAAGGTGTTTGAGGCTGCCGCTGGTTCGATGTCGGGCCACGCGGCGACGACGATCTTGCTGAGCAACCCGACGCGTTCCAGCGGTACGTTTTATGAAAGTCAGACGCGAATGGCTGACAGCTGGTGGACGCGGCGTTGGTCGTGCATTGACAGCCCGCTGGTCAGTGATGAGTTTGTTGACGAGATGCGTGCGAGGTATGGGGAGGAGTCAAACGCCTTTCGCATCCGCGTGCTTGGCGAGTTTCCGATGGCGGATGATGACACGATCATTCCGTTTCACTTGGCTGAGAGTGCAATTCATCGTGACATTGAGGTGACGCCGGACGAGCGGCCTATCTGGGGTTTGGACGTTGCGCGCTTTGGCACGGATAAGACGGCGCTGTGCAAGCGGTATGGCAATGTTGTGACTGAGATCACCAGCTGGCAGGGGTTGGACTTGATGCAGACTGTTGGCCGGGTGATGGCTGAGTTTGAGGGTTTGCCGCCGTCCATGCGTCCGAAAGAGATATTGGTTGACAGCATTGGCGTTGGTGGTGGCGTTGTTGATAGATTGCGCGAGCTTGGTGCGCCCGTCAGAGGTATTAATGTTGGCGAGGCACCGGCTATGGGTAAGACGCATATGAACTTGCGCAGTGAGCTTTGGTTTAAGACGAAGGGTTGGCTTGAGGATCGGTCGTGCAAATTGCCGAATAACGATCAATTGTTGGCGGAGTTGACGGCGATTAGGTATAGCTTCACGTCATCTGGCAAGATGAAGGCTGAGAGCAAGGATGAGATGCGCAAGCGCGGGTTGAAGTCACCGGACCTTGCTGATGCGTTGTGTCTGACGATGGCCAGCGATGCTGCGACTGCATTATCTGGGTCTATGTCAACGTGGAGGCAGTCACTCAAGCGTAATTTGAAAGGTATTGCATGAAGCCAGTTCCGTTTCACAAGCTGTCACCTAGAATGAAGAATATCCGTATGAATCAATGGATTAAGACTTACATCGGCAAGGGGTTGAGTTTAGAGGAGGCGCAGTTTGCGGCCCGCTGGCGCGCCGGCCATTGGAAGCTGTCTTCCCGCATGGAAAAGATTATGGATGATTTAGGAGAACTGTGATATTGCGAGGAATACACCCTGCGTGGCCTTTGTCAAACAAATGTGCTAATGTGCAGAAAAATGAGGATTGATGATATGACGCCATGTAAAGGTTGCCCCACCCCCGCCGCTTGCAAACGTGCTGGAACTTGCCTGTCTAAAAAATACGGTAAGTAAGTATGCCGAATGATATGCTCACACTGAATAAGTTAATCAAGGCTATTGGTCAGCGCGAAAGTAGCGGCCGCTTTGACGCTATTTCTGATGGTGGAGCTGTTGGCTTGCTTGGCATCATGCCGGAGGATGCGATGCGTGGGTTCCGCCGCGGCGTGCCAACCGTTTGGGATGTCGCCAGCGATATTGGCTTTGAGCCAGTTGATAAGTCAAAAAGGTCAGCTATTGCTTTGTTGAAAGACCCGGAAGTAAACATAGGTATTGCTGTCCCGTATCTTGTTGAATTGATGAACAAATATAAGGGCAACACGCAAGACGTTTTAACGGCTTACAATGCTGGCCCCGAAAAATATGATCGTTCTGGGCTTGACCCATCTCGATTAGATAAGGCAGAGCAGAAAACGTATGCTGAAGATGTCGCTAAGGATTACTTTGATATTTTTGGCACAGCGCTTCCAGAAAACTTAGGTGTGCTTTCGTCTCCTCGGCCTAAGTCCCGCCCGAAAGGACTGTTACAGTAATGGCAATCACAACTTACGCAGAGCTAAAGTCTAGCATAGCCAACTGGCTGAACCGTGACGATCTTACGGCGGTTATTCCTGATTTTATTTCGCTGGCTGAGGCTCAAATAAATCGAACTTTGCGTCACTGGCGCATGGAGAAGCGTGTTGAGACTACGCTTGATGAGCAATACGAGAACCTGCCAACTGATTTTCTTGAAATGCTTGAGCTTAGTTTAAGCGATGGCACTTATTTGACGCTAATTTCTACTGCTGACATGCAGAGCAAGAAGCAGGCAAGTAGTATAGCTGGCAAGCCAAGATTTTACAAAATATCGTCGGATCAGATTGAAGTTTACCCAGTGCCGGATTCTGGAAGCACTTTGTCGATGCAATATTACGCGAAAACGCCAGTTTTGTCTGACACCGATACATCGAATTGGATTTTGGAATATGCGCCAGACGTTTATATTTACGGCGCACTTTTGCAGGCAGCTCCATATTTAGGTGACGACGCTCGCATACAAATTTGGGCGGGGTTATTCTCTGGTGCGCTTGAGGCTCTTAATCTTGACAGCATGAAAGCCAAAACTTCTGGACCAATGAAAATGGGAGTTCCACGCTAATGGCCACGACTGAATGGGTGCAAAAAGCAGGTCAGTCGTCAGACACTGAAACTGATAATGTTGAGGAAGGTGTTGTAGGGTCTGAAACTGAATGGGTGCAAAAAGCAGGCCAGTCGTCAGACACTGATGTTAACAATATCACCACACTTGTCGAGCAGGCAGAGACTGCCGAGACAAACGCAGCAGCCTCTGAGAGCGCCGCAGCGGCTTCTGCAACGTCGGCAGCGTCCAGCGCGACCTCTGCGTCCACATCAGCCACTAGCGCCTCTACAAGCGCCTCTGCTGCGTCTGCCAGCGAGACGGCTGCGGCTGCATCTGAGACGGCTGCCGCCACGTCTGAAAGTAACGCAGCGTCAAGCGCGTCGGCTGCGTCTACTTCTGCGACCAGCGCTGCTACGTCCGCCACAAATGCGGCCACGTCTGAAAGCAACGCTTCCACGTCGGCAACCGCCGCGTCTACGTCTGCGACAAACGCTGCGACATCTGCCACTAATGCAGAAACAGCATATGACAACTTTGATGACCGCTACCTTGGCGACAAGGCGTCTGACCCAACTTTAGACAATGACGGCGACGCTCTTGTCACTGGCGCGTTGTATTACAACTCATCATCCAGTAAGATGAAGGTGTATAATGGCTCTGCTTGGCAGGACGTTGCTCCCGTCGCAACTAGCTTGACTGTTTCGCAGATTAGCGACCTAACGGCAACTGCAACTGAGTTGAATTACTCAAGCGGTGTGACATCTGCCATCCAAACGCAGCTTGACGCGAAGGGTACGGGTACAGTTTCGTCTCTGTCTGACCTAAGTGTGACGGCTAGTGCTACAGAATTAAACTACTCAAGCGGTGTGACATCTGCCATCCAAACGCAGCTTGACGCGAAGGGTACAGTTTCGTCTTTGTCCGACCTAAGCGTGACGGCAACTGCTGCGGAGTTAAATCACTCAAGTGGCGTGACCTCAGCTATCCAAACGCAGCTTGACGCAAAAGCTCCCTCCGCAAGCCCAACTCTTTCTGGGACGGTTACATTTTCTGGCGCGATTGACGAGGCAGTTTACGTCCTTACTGGCACTACGCCAGCCATTGATCCTGCAAACGGCACGATCCAGACGTGGGCGCTATCTGGAAACTCAACGCCAACTGACAGCTTGTCAGAGGGCGAGAGCGTTACGCTGATGGTTGATGACGGCACTGCCTACACAATCACATGGCCCACAACAACTTGGGTCAACAACGGCGGCTCTGCGCCAACTTTAGCAACTACTGGCTACACGGTTATTGTTATCTGGAAGGCTTCAACCACTCTCTACGGCGCGTTGGTCGGGGATGGCTCGTAATGCTGGCGACTAGGCTAAAGGGCGCTGGCGGGGCTGGCGGGGCCAACCTTGAATACATAGGCCACAAGTGGGGGTCTAGCACCGTCACAGTAACTCGTGGTGTGGATTATGAAAACGGTGACATTCTCTTCAGTTATATGCACTATTACAGCAATCTTCTTATAAATGATGAGAGCGGTTGGACGCTTATTAATCGCGCGCTTTATAGCTCATATCAGAGCTTCGCCTTCAGCCGCATAGTAGCGTCTGCTGCGTCCTATACAACCAACAACGGCAATCGAGACAATGTTGTCGTGGTTTTCAGGCCCACAGGCTACAGCACATTTACACAAGTTGCTGAGGATGAGGGGCTAAACGGAGCAACTGCTTCAATCAATATGACCGACACGAATGACAGTATTTACATGGGTTTTGGCTCGGTCGTAAGCGGGGCTGTCGTTGACGTAACGGTCCCCTCGTTTGCAAATATTGTTGATGTGGATGGCGCAGATGGCGACGTAAAATTTTACTGGGCGTATCAAAAAGCTGGACATGGGAACACTGGGACAACAGTTTTAGATGTTTCTGGAATTTTTGAATTATGCACAGCAATCCAGCTTGACTTAACGTAAGGTTTTAACATGCACATCAAACTTACAAACGGCATTCCAGCAAAATACACACTGGGACAACTGCGCCGTGATAATCCGAATACATCATTCCCAAAGATTATTCCTGACAGCCTCTTGGCCAGTTACAACGTATATCCATATGTCATTCAAGATGTGAGCTATGACCCTACAACTCAAAACTCTGTTGAGGGGCAGTTCGTGCAAGTAAGTGGCCAGTGGACGTTATTTATGGTTGCAGAAAACAAGCCTCAAGCGGAGGCGGAAAATCGCATCCGCTTGAGGCGGGATCAGTTTTTGTCGGACACAGATTGGGTTGTCATCAAGGCTTACGAGCGAAACGAAAACCTACCTGCGGATTGGGAAACGTATCGCCAAGCGCTTCGTGATATTACCGCGCAATCTGGCTTTCCGTATTCTGTAACGTGGCCGACGCAGCCCTAATAGACTTTCGCTCGTATTGAGTGTAGTATGCCAACAGCTTAAAGGATTTCCACATGGCAGATACAACAACCACGATCTACGGGCTGACAAAGCCAGAGGTCGGCGCGTCTTCAAACACTTGGGGAACAAAGATTAACACAAATCTTGACTCGCTCGACGGTTTGCTGGGCGGGACGACTGCAATCGCGCCTAATGTAACCGCCGGCTCTTGGAAGATTAGTGGCGCTGTCGTTAATGTTACGGCTGCTGAGTTGAACAAGCTGGACAACGCTACGTTCACGACAGCCGCATCTGGAGCAATGACTTTCAACGACGGCGTAAATGAAAAGTACAACTCAGTGGCATCTTCTTCTGGCACAGCTACTTTGGACTGTTCCAGTGGTAACGTATTTTCCATTACGCTGTCTGAAGCGACGACATTCGCGTTTTCCAACGTGCCAGCCAGCGGGGCTGCTTACGGCTTAACGCTTGAGATTAAGCAGGACGCCTTGGCCAGCGAATATGCGGTGACATTTCCCGCGTCTGTTGATTGGCCTGAAGGGTTAGCGCCTGCATTATCAGCTTCGGCTAACGCAGTTGATATTGTGACGCTTTACACGCGCGACGGCGGGACAACATGGTTTGCGTTTGCTGTCGGTTTGGGGATGGCATAAATGTCAGTCATCGCAAGAAATCTTATGATGGCGGCAGGGCAGTCAAACCAGCCCGCCACGTTGGTTTTTGTGTCTACAGGAAGCTCTCTCATATCTGTGGACGTGTCAGACCTTTCTGCGCCAACAAAAGTCAGCGAGGTTTCGGCAGACCTTAACGCAGGCCGACTTGTTTACAGTAAAAAAAGAAATCATGTCTTTGTCACCACGAAATCTGACAACGAGATTATTTCTATTGACGTGTCAAACCCCGCCTCTATGGCCGTGTCTCAAACTTTATCTATTCCGGGTGAAGCAGGCGCGCTGGCGTTGGACAACGACGGCGACATACTTTACTGGCTTAGAATGGATAACGGATACCTTTACAGCTACGACGTATCCAACCCATCTAACATTACGCAGATTGATATATTGACCAGTGTCGGGCTAACGAGCGCAGTCTCTGGAGCAATCTCACTTGATTTGGCAAATAAACGCGCACTGGTCAGCTCTGGTAAAATTGTTACTAACGGCTTTCATCAGTTAAGCCTCGTTGACATATCGGACCCAGCAAACATGACCGAGCTGGATGATAGCACTCGCTCAACAGATGAATTAAATGGAAATTACTCCAAAGTTGCTTTGGACGTGAAAAACAAAACCGTTTACTGGTCGTCAGAGCGATACACAACATCAAACAGCTATAGTGGCGACACCATCGGTGCAGGTAGTTCAGCGGGTGATAATGGCGCATCTCTAGGATTGAGCTACTTCAGAAAGCGTGACAGCGAGTTCTTTGACGGTGAAATTTCGTCAAGTAATATCCTTATGACGTTTGACGATTATCGGCTCGCGGGATTTTCGATTATCAACGGATCACCTGATGAGCTTAGGTGCTATGACGTGAGTGACCCGTCCTCTCCTGTCTTGTTGGGTTCCCTGTCTGACGCTGCGTTTTCCTACGTTGGCAACGCAATCGCAAATGTGCGCGGCCCTGCTGGTACATATGCGTATAAATAGCGGAGAGAACACATGCCATTGATCCCTTTACAAATGCCAGCAGGAGCCTACCGCAACGGCACTGACCTTATGTCTAAAGGCCGCTGGCGTGATGTAAACCTTGTGCGTTGGCACGAGGATGCCTTGCGTCCCGTGGGCGGGTGGCGTCAGCGTCAGTCGGTTGACGTGTCTGGCACGGCCAGAAAAATGCACGTTTGGGAAGATAACTCTGCTGATCCAAGACTTGCGATTGCTACACATGACGCAATTTATGCTATAAACGCATCTGGCATCTCAACAAACATAACTCCAGCTGGTTATACGGCTGGTCGCGTTGACGCCTCTGCTAACACTGGATACGGCGGCGGCGTTTACGGCTACGAAGAATACGGCGTTGTCCGCCAGGACGTGACAAGCATTTTGCCAGCAACTATTGTATCAATGGACAATTGGGGCGAATACTTACTTGCATTGTCTCCAGATGACGGAAAACTTTACGAGTGGGACTTAGTGTCCAGCACAATGGCCCAGGTCTCCAATGCCCCCACAAATTGCAGCGGCATGTTTGTCACTGAGGAGCGTTTCGTTGTTTGCCTTGGGGCAGGCGGTATTGCCCGTAAAGTGCAGTGGTCAGATCAGGAAGACAACACAGAATGGACGCCGGCTGCAACAAACCAAACTGGTGACATTGAGCTGCAAACCAGCGGCACGATTTTGCAGGCCGTCAGGACGCGCGGGCAATCTTTAATTTTGACGACTGAAGACGCCCACACAATGACGTATTCTGGCCCGCCATTTGTCTATGGCTTTGAGCGTGTTGGTACATCATGTGGCGTCATATCTGCAAACGCTGCTGCCTCTGTGGACAATGGAGTGTTTTGGATGGGGCCGAGAGGCTTCTTTACTTATCAGGGCGGCGCAGTCCAATCTTTGCCCTGCGAAGTCGGTGACTATGTGTTCAGCGACATGAACCCGGATCAGGTGACAAAAGTAAGTTGCACGATTAACGGGGCATGGAACGAGATCTGGTGGTTTTATCCAAGTGAAAACAGCACAGAGTGCGATAGATACGTTATTTACGATTATGCTGAAAACATTTGGTCCACAGGAAACATTGACCGCACAGCGGGCGTAGATGCTGGTGTGTTTCGTCACCCAATGTTTATTGAGTCTGATGGCGTTTTATATGAACACGAGATTGGCAACATTTACGGCGCTGAGGTTCCTTATGCAGAAACTGGACCGATTTCCATTGCCTCTGGCGACCAAATAATGAGCGTCACGAAGTTAATACCAGACGAAAGAAACCAAGGAGACGTGCAGGCCACGTTTAAGACGCGTTTCTACCCAAACGGCACAGAGGCCAGCCATGGGCCTTTTGCAATGAGCAACCCTACGTCTGTGCGCTTCCAGGGGCGTCAGGTTAGAATGCGGGTTGAGGGTGTTCAAGCGGATGATTGGCGTGTTGGAATTATGCGACTAGAGGCGAAAGCGGGCGGAACTCGATGAGGAATTTGCCCGCCATAACTGACAACACTAGAGTTTGGGGCGAAAGTTTCCGCAGATACTTGGCGAAAGCGCTCAACCAAGTTGACGCCAAAGATCAGTATTCCTCTGCCGCAGAGGATGGCGTGTTGCTTTGGGACCGAGAGAATGGCTATCCAGTAATTTCAAAAAGTGGTGAGTGGCGTCAGATTGTTCTTGAGGACGGCCAGTATTCGGGTGCGATTACGACAAACCAGACTGCGGCATCTATCAACACAGCCTACGCTTTGACTTACACTTCCAGCATCGCTGATGGCATTACAAACGGCACGCCAGCCTCTCGCATTGTTTTTGATGAGGCTGGTCAGTATATGATTAGCTTTTCTGCGCAAATTTCATCTACGTCCAGCTCAACTGTAAACTTCTGGTTCTGGCCACGGGTCAATGGCTCTGACGTTGTTGGTTCAACAATGAAGAACGCACTGCATCAAAATGGGTCTGTTTTAGTTGTTTCGCGCTCTGCAATATTTGAGCTTAACGCTGGAGATTACCTTGAGGCTATGTGGGCAGTAGACAGCACCGATGGCTTTCTTGACGCGTCTGTTGCAACGGCGTTTGCGCCAGCAGCGCCGTCCTCTACTATTGCGATTACGAGGTTGCATGGATGAATGAAGAACTAGCACGCTGCAAGCCTTGGATTGAGGCAGCTTTAAGCTACAGCGGTGGCACTCATGGATTTGACGATGTGGTCTCTGGGCTGCAAAAAGGTACGTTGCAACTGTGGCCTACACCAAGGGGGTGCATAGTCACTGAAATAGTGGTATATCCGAAGAAACGCGTGTTAAACGTATTTCTAGGTGGCGGTGAATTGGACCAGATTTTAGATATGCACGATGATGTGATAGAATGGGGCAAAGCTCAGGGTTGTAGCGCTCTAACAATGTCTGGCCGATATGGCTGGAAGAAACCATTAAAGGCACACGGCTGGGAAGCTCATCATGCCTCATACATTAAGGAGTTTGAGTAATGTCAGGCGGAAAAGGTGGATCAACTTCCTCAACGGTAACGATACCACAGTACATTGAGGATGCGGCAAAAGCTAATTTGGCCAAAGCTGAAGAGATTTCAAAAATCGGCTACACGCCATATTATGGCCCAGACGTTGCCGCGTTTACTCCAATGCAGCAAGCGGCCTTTCAAGGCACAGCCGATCTCGCCAGCGCATTTGGCGCGTCTGGTGGCGGCATGTCTCAGCAAGATGTCATGGGCGGAATGCCAGCTCCAAATATATATGCGGGCGGCGTTCAAGGCTACTCATCTGCCCCAATGTTTGAGCAATCTATGGCCGAGCTTGAGGCACGGCGTCCCGGCCAATACGCCGCAATCAATGCTCCATTCATTGACCCCGTCACTGGCGCGCCACCTGCGTCCCCATACGGAACTGGCGGGGTTGATGCGTCAGTTCCGATTGATTCAATTGGAGCGGGCGATGGCGGTACTGCCCCTAACTCAGGCTCTAATAACGATGATGATTTTCACCGACAAATGATGGCAAACGCATCTAATCAAGGTGCGGGTGGTAGTGGTGGTTTCGGCCTTTCTCCATCCGGCACAGTATCCGCGTATCTTCCGGGTGGCGTGAATGACCGAAATTTAGGTCGTCCAGTAAACCAATTCATTGCAGGGGCAACCAGCCCAACTCAGCAATCTGGTGCGCCAACTGTAAGTGCCAGACCCGTTGGCAGGGATAGCGCTGGTACAAGCGACACCGGAAGCTGCGTAGTGGCGACACACGCAGTTAACTCGGGTGCATTTTCTCCAGCCACCAAGCGTGAGGCTGTTGTGTGGTGTATGAACGCGCTGCACGGAAAATGGTGGGGCGAGGCTGTACGGCGCGGCTACCGTTACTGCGGAAATAAGAAAATCGAGCAAGGCAAGGCGCGTGAGCATTACGGAGAGTTCCGTCGTTACATCGACTTTGCCAGTGGGAAAAAGCGCACACTTCGAGGCGCACTTACGTTTACACTCCGAACTGCACAGTTCTTTGCAGTCGGCTTAGTTAAGAGGGGCGCATAAAATGGGTAGATCAGCATCGGGAAGTCCAAACGCTTTGACGATGGGTCCAGCGGTTATGCCGAAAGGACTTGCCTCTGGATCCGGCAAGGGGTCTGGGGCTGGTGGAGGACAAGCAGCACGTCCACATGTCGCTCTGCCTCCACGTCAAGGGCAATACTCCCCAATGCAACCGACTAGCGGCTTCAATGTTAATCAAGCGGCGGCTGGTAGCTTGCAGCAGGCGATTGGCACAGCTGGCGGGCTTGCCAACTTTCAAGCGCAAAGAATGCAGGCCGCTGGTGCTGGCCCGACAGCAACTTACGGCGGCGCTACTGTTGCCCCAGCCCAGACTTACGGCGGCGCTACTGTTGCCCCAGCCCAGACTTACGGCGGTGCTACTGTTGCTCCAACCCAGACTTACGGCGGTGCTACTGTTGAGCGCACTCAGGGTCCTCAGGCTGCGCGTTTAGGTCCGATGCAAACTATGGAGTCGGTCGGTGCCGTCCGTTCGGCGCAGGCACCCGGCCAAATTGGCGTTGACCAACTTCGCACAATGGACGTATCTCAGTATATGAACCCCTACACTCAGCAGGTAATTGAGGCAGGCCAATCTGACATTGAGCGGCAGCGCCAAATGGCGTCTGAAAATTTGTCGGCGCAGGCGCAGGCTGCAAACGCGTTTGGCGGGTCTCGTCAGGCGGTACAAGAGGGTGTTCTGGCGGGAGAGGCACTGCGCCAAGCGGGTTCCTTGTCAGCTCAGCAGCGTCAGGCGGGCTTTCAGCAAGCTACAGAGAGCGGCAAGTTCGACATCGGGCAAACGCAAGCGGCTCGGACGCTTGATTCACAGCAGCAGTTTCAGGCCGAGCAGTTTGCTCAGCAGGCCCGAGAAGCCGCAGCGGCGCGGCAGCAGCAGGCGTCTCAGCTTAATATGGCCGCCCTTAATCAAGGCAACTTGGCGCAAGCTGGGTTTACACAAGCGGCGGGGCTTCAGGGTTCTGCACAAGATGCGTCTCGAGCGTCTCAACAGGCAGGGCTTCTTCAAGGTGCAGGTTTAGCAGGCGCAGCCGCACAAAACGCAGCGGCGGCTCAGCAAGCTGGCTTAACTCAAGGTGCAGGTTTAGCAGGCGCAGCCGCACAAAACGCAGCAGCAGCCCAGCAAGCTGGTTTGACTCAAGGCGCAGGTTTAGCAGGCGCAGCTGCACAAAACGCAGCAGCAGCTCAGCAAGCTGGTTTGACTCAAGGTGCAGGTTTAGCAGGCGCAGCCGCACAAAACGCAGCAGCAGCCCAGCAAGCTGGTTTGACTCAAGGTGCAGGCTTAGCGGGAGCAGCTGCGCAAAACGCAGCGGCGGCTCAGCAAGCTGGTTTAACTCAAGGCGCAGGTCTGGCAGGCGCAGCTGCACAAAACGCAGCAGCAGCTCAGCAAGCTGGCCTTACGCAGGGCGCAGGTTTAGCAAACCAAGCGGCAATCAATCAAGCGATTCAGGCGCAAGCGGGCCGTCAGCAGGCGGCTAATCAAGCCAACTTTGGCGGTCAGTTCCAAGCCGCTGGTGTTCGCGCTGGCGCGGCTGGCCAACTTGGCCAGCTTGGTCAGCAAGCATTTAACACGTCTCAAGCTATTCAACAGCAGCAAATGCAGCAGGGCTTGATGCAGCGGGGCTTGCAGCAACAGCTCATTGATGCGGCTCGCGGGCAGTATGCAGGTGCGATTGGCGCACCGCAGCAATCACTCGGATTGCCGCTTGCCGCGTTGGGTGCAGCACCAGTTCCGCAGACTGCTACGCAAACGCAAAGTCCCGGCTTGTTTAACTACATGCAGCTTCTCGCAGGAATGTGCTGGGTTGCCCGTGAAGTTTACGGCGAAGACGATCCAAAGTGGCTGCAATTCCGCGAGTGGGTTATTGGTTACTCACCAAACTGGTTTTACAAAGCGTACAGCAAATATGGCGAAAGTGTGGCGAAAGTTGTGGCAAAAGTGCCAGCGCTTAAACTTGTTATCCGCCCGTTTATGGACGCCAAGCGCAAGGCAATGGGGTATAAGTAATGCCGCAAGGTTTTATCCCTCTTTCAACACAAATGGACTTTCTCTGGAATGAAGTCCAGGGAAAGGAGCTTCCCGGTTTTGGCAAGTTTCTTACGGCCAACGCTTCAACGCCAGAAGACTATGCGACGCTGTGGGATAAATACTATGAGCGCTCTGGCGGTGCCGGCGACGAAAAGGCTCGGGGCTACGCCAACAGCGTTTATGCGGCAATGGCCGATGGTACGTCCAATCCCGGTGTGATTTCTCCAAACGCAAAGTTTGCTTACGGATACCTCACGCAAAAGGGTCTCACTCCGCAGCAAGCGGCTGGCGTCACTGGCCGATTGATGGCTGAGAGCTATCAAGACATGAACCCAGACGCTCGCAACACACTTGCGGGCGGTAAAGGCACATATGGCATTGCGCAATGGCGCGGCAGCCGTATGGAAGATTTGGCCGATTTTGCAGGCGTTGACGTGTCAGACATTACATCACTGCCAGCGACCACTGCCGGCGGCGGTTTACTTACAAGCAATCAAGGGGGTCAAGACATGGCCATTTCGAATAAGCCTCCATACATGATGGGCGGCGAGCAGACTTACAACGCGCCTAACATGCAGCAGCAAGGCGGGATGCGCGGGCTTCTGTCAACTCTGAAAGACAAGGCGACTGCTGTCAACCCGCAAACCGGGTTGACGGGTCTTCAGACTTTTGCAGCCGCGCTTGACCCTCTTATCTTGCCAGAACTGCGTGGCGGTGGTGAGGCTATTCGGAAGCAGGGCGCGCAACGGGTTGCTTCTGGGAACAAGAGCAGAACCATTGAGATGCTGCGGGCCAGAGGTCGTGATGACTTGGCTGATATGCTTGAGCGCGGCATGATTTCTCCAACCGATGCGGCCAGTCAGTTGCTCGCCACGCCGAAGGAAAAAGGCAAAGTTGTTGACGCTTCAGTTTTGCGTCAAATGTTCCCCGGCGCTGAGATTGACCCCGGCCTTTATAATTTGAAGCCCGATGGCACTGCGAGTAAAATTGGTGGCGGCGGAGTTAATATTTCCACAACCTTGGCGGCCGCTGGCGAGAAAAAATTTGAAGAAAAGTTTGCAGAACTGGACGCAAAAGCATTGGCTGATGTTGCTGGCGTTGGTGCTACTGCATCCAGAAGCCTTGCACAAATTGGTCGCCTTGAGGCATTGCTAAGCAACATTGACAGTGGCATGGGCGCAAGCGTTAAGGAGTTCGCAGGAAACTTTGGCATTCAGACTGAAGGGCTTGATGACATTCAAGCGGCAAATGCACTAATAAGCGCTCTTGTTCCAGCGCAACGGCCTCCGGGGTCTGGCCCAATGTCCGACGCCGATTTGGAGCTTTTCAAGCGGTCTCTGCCTCGCATAATCAACTCGCCTGGCGGCAACCAAATTATCATTAACACAATGCGCGGTCTGGCTGAGTATGATGCAGAGGGCGGTAGGATTGTGCAGCTCTTGCGTAAAAAGAAAATCACGCAAGCTCAAGCTTTTGAGCTACTGAACAATCGCGCAGACCCGTTTGCAGCGTTTAAGGCTCCAACAGGGCCAGCGCCCACTGGTGACCTAGATCGCGATGCGGCGCGAAGACTTCTGGAAATAACTCGATAAGGAGCCGATCATGGCAGAGACGATGACATCGGCGGAGTCCTCACAAATTCTTCAAGCCATTAAGGTTTTGGAGGAACTAGAGGCTAACGGTACAATCACAGCAAGCGAGCAGGCCGCACTGGATCGCGCTCGCGAGAAGCGGAAGCCTGCCAAGCAAGCCGAGCTTGAGACTCGCGCTACATACGGCGGCTTTG